CTATTATCAATAGCATAAAACCAGGATATACCCATTGAATTAGTCGAATTAATCCATATGCTTTTATCTCGGTAGGCTGTTACGGTGTATTGATCAGCTGGAACCTCAACATCATCTTTATCAACTAATGAAGTAACTGTAAAATTTGGAGATAACGGCAATTGTATTGGCGTTCCTTGCCATTGCAAAACAACGTCACGATTAGCAAGTCCGACATTTAAGTATTGTTCCAACCTAATCCTTGCCGTACTAATTAAAAGCTCAATATCAGCGTCATTACTAGCGTAATCGGCATCAATCATCATGTAAGCTTTTGCCTCTGCTAAAGTTACAGGCTCGTCCGTTTCGTTCTCATCAATCAGCTGATATTGCGACATTATTTTTTAGATTTAGTGGTTTTTGCTTTTGCTGGTTTTTCTTCCTGTATTTTATTGATGACAGAAAGGGCTTCAATCTTTTTTTCTTCAGTTGAATTTCCTGCTGCAATAGCTTCCTGTTTATCTTGTTCGGTTTCTGAAACCTCTGCATCTGGTTTAGCAGCTTTACAAAGCTTATTGTTTACTAAATATTCCTGATCTGCCTTTGAGCATTCGAAGATATTACCAGGATCATAAATACGGCCCGTAGGAGCAAATATAAATCTCATATTAGCTTCAACCTTAAATACTGGTTTTTTTTCTTCTTTAACTTCGTTTTCCATTTTATTGAAATTAGTTTATGTAAATATATGAATTAAAACAATAAAGGCAATAATCATCCGATCATTGCCTAAATCTAAATTAACGCTCTCATTATCTTTCGATAACCAACGATGTAAAAGTAAAAAACCCTTACGAATTACGCAAGGGTTTTATGTAATGTTGTTGTTACAATTTAAGCTACGCTGCTGGCAAAGTCAAGGCTGTAATGGCCGTGCTAAATGTACCTTGAACAAAAGCATTGTACCAATTTGATTTAACAAATAATACAGCTCTCATTTCAGCTAAAATGGTAACTAAATTTTTGATAAAGTCATCATTTACGTAACCGATCTGAATGTTCATTTCTTCACGGATAGCTAAAGTTGCTTTTTTGAAATCTCCAGCTAAGAAGTTTCCAACAGTTACGCCGTTGTTAGCAACCAATTTCAATCCTGCCACGGTCATGCCATCAGCTGATTGGAATGGAGGTAATAAATATCGGCCTTCTGCATCTTTAGTTAATTGCATTGCGAAGTAATCAGCAGGATTGATAACAATTGTATCTCCGTAGAAATTCGCTGCGGCTAATTGAGCAACAGCAGCAACCAGCACATCAAAACGATTTGGAGTTGGCACCAACAAAGCCAATGTTGAAACCGCGGCAAATGTAGGAGCAACAGCCAAAATACCTTTAAGGTTCGGCGAAGTTCCGTTACCAGATAAGATTTGCTCATCCAATTTTAGCTCAACTAATTCTCTTAACTCGGTGTTAATTTCACCTTGTAAGAATTTAATATCAGCCAAAGCCTCTTTAGAAACTTTAATCCAAACGGCAATTTTTTCAACTTTAGCAGTTGCCTCTACGATATCAAAATCGGTTTGAGGCTTAGTAGCTCCCTCCGCAACAGTTCCCGCAACGCCTGGGTCTGCATTCTTTTGCTCTGCCCATGCAATGTACATGTTGTCAGTAGCGATAATACGCACCAATTCGCGCATGAAAGGTTGACGGCGAACGATACGGGCAAATTCTGGATCCCAATTAGTTAAACCAATTGTTCCGCCTGAATAATTACCGGCAATAGTCATCGTTCCGGCAGCTTTCATAGTAAAGTTAACTTTACCTGATTGATTGCCCTGCAATTCTTTTAACTGAGCTTTGTTAGCCTCAACAGCTTCTTTACATTCAGCTTCAAATGTTTTGATTATAGATTTATCACCGTTTTGCAAACCTTTAACGATCTTGGCAACCGAATCGTGTTGTTTCTGAATTTCTTCAAAAATAGCTTCCAACGTTTTTTCTTCGTTATCGGCGGTATCTTTGAATTTAAGCGATTTAAATGCGGCTTGCGCAATTGTCTCAATAGCTTTTTTAGCTTCTTCAGAGCCTACCTCGGTTTTCAATAGAGTAGCTAAATTGTGAGCTACATATTTTTGAGCTGCATCTTCGGCTTGCTCTTTTACTACTTTCATTGCCGCTTCTTTTTCGGCTAATGCTGTTTTTTCTTCTTCCGTCATTTTGACTAATTTAAAAAGTGTGAATAAAATGATTTACTTTTTTGAATGCCTAATGGCGGTTCTATTTGTTGAGTGGATTTATCCGGCTCCGTTGTTCTATTTAAATTGCCCGTTACAGGGTTACTTCCTGCGATTACCAAGCTTGCTTCTCTTACATTCTTAGCCTCTTTTACGATGAAGAAATAAGCTATATATTCAAAGTCATCCTTATTAGCGATCATTCCGATATAATCATCGTAATTCTTTTTTAAGGTTGCATCTTCCGGGTTGTTGCTATCCATTGCAAAAAGAATAGTAACATATTGCATTCTTACGCTTGCTTCGATCTGATCACCTGATTCTAACCATTCTTTAGCCTTTGCATGGATTATTTTATCCTTCGCAACCTTATACACTAAAACTTCAGTTTCACCGGCATACGACATGCCTAATAAAGCAAAAGGCATTTTAACGATAAGCATTTCAACATGTTCTTTACGGACAATCGTATCGGCTATTGTTAATTCATGATCAGCAACCAGGTAATTAAGCCCCTGTTGTTCCTTTACTGATTTATTCCATAGCCCGTCAATGTGTAAATCTTCGTGGCTATCGAGTATCTTCGTTGTATTTGCCGCAATGTAATAGTAAGCAGGATCAATTTTTAACCCCTTTACACTATCCTGTAGCTTCAACAAATCCAAAGAACGGCAAGTGATCGCTAAACCTTTATCGCATGACTTTTGAATGTCTGCTTTCTTAAATGATATAAGGTCGTTATAGTTCGCCCGAAAATCAGCAAACCTGGCCTCTTTTGATGCAAATTCCCTATCCGGAAAATAACGACTTTTAATTACGCTCATTTATTGAATGGTTTAACTACTTGTTCAATCTTTTTATCAATAACCTGTTTTATCTTAGGGTCATTTTGCTTATCAGAAATAGCTTTTAACTGTGCTATTTTCTTATCATTGCTTTTATCTTCCATAATTGTAACAGTATTGTTGCAAACAAATATATGAAATAATCATTAAATACAAATACTTATATTTTATGCCTCCGCTATTGGATTCCCATCGCTAAGAGGTCTTTAACTAGCCCCTTTTAATTTTCCATCCAATATACGCCCTCTTTTTAAGTATGCCGAATACCGATTCTCTGTCATTAACGATTGCGTACAACGGCAATTTATGCGGTTCTTTGCTTTTAAATGAGTATCTCCAGGGCGTAAACACTCGTCGGGCGATGATTCTTTAGCCGGATCAATAAGTTCGTATTTATCCTCAATTGGGATAATCGTATCATTTTCATGGATATGGCTAGGCCTTTCCCTTATATCGTTTCGGCCCAACCAAACTTTATATCCTTGCCCGCCTTGTTCTTCAATCCACGACCTAGCCGCCACATCCTTACCTAAGTTGCTTAAAGTAGTTGCTTCGGTTCTGCTTATGGTATTCGTCCTTAACTTAAGCTTACCTTCAATAGTTTTAATAAATAGCCTTATTGATCCATCTCTATCCAAACCCAAGTGATTTACATCACCTAAAGCTTCGGTAATGATCCTGATCGTAGTATCGTTTAGCTCTCTTGAAATCTGGTAAACGTAATTGAGGGCGTAATCTCTAAATATCGACTGCCACACATCAACAAGAAAATCGATTGCGCTTGCCTTTTCCTCAAATTGAGCCTCTAAGCCCCTTTGCCTGTAATATTCCTGTTTAGCGATCTTTAATGGCAATTGTGAATAAGCTTGTTGATAAGCCTTAAGCCATACGTTTTCATCGATTAGGAATACAGGATTTGTTAGTGTTCCATTTTGCCTAACATATTCTAAAACCTGAGCAACAGATTTATTTAAAGCCTTACGAAAAATAGGAACCAAAGTTTTTTCAGCAATTCTTTGTTGCCTAGCAAATATCTTTCGTTCTATTCTAAATTCCTTCAGCATCGATTTTATTAATATTTAATTCGGTTTGTAGCTCTTTATCATCAACCATGAGCGCAAAACAATCTTCAAAACCTTTATTGTAGGCCTTAATTATTTCGCTCGCATCTATGGTTAATATTAATTCAGCCATTATAAATCAGTTGCATTTGGATCTACATTCAATTCGGGATCTAAGATATCATCCAAAGACATAAGGCCAGACTGAACCATTATAGTTGATCCTTGATTTTTATCCTTAACGTTATCCCATCCGAATACAGAGCGTTGTTCGTCAATAGTTAATAAGGGCTGTCCGTAAACCTCTTTCATTAATTTAAGGTCCGGGGCAAGTTCGCTATACTCGGTTAAATCGTGACAAGCAACAATATCAGACCACCATTGTTGAATAGTTTTATTTAGCTTCTGATCAAACTTGCGTAATTCCGGTATAGCTACATTTGTTACCAATGATTTAAAGCCAACGATAATACTGTTTTCACTTACACTTGAAGCTGCAGGAGATAATGCCCACGGCACGCCAACGATTGTGTAAATGTTTTTCCAGTTAGAATCTTCTGCATTAACCGCATCAGTCTCGATAAGAGTATCTCCAAAGTTTTGAGCATTAACAAGCCCGTTAGTAAAGTGAAGCTTTTTATAGTTTTCTGTACCGGCATAATCTCGCATAATGGTTTCTTTCAAAGCCCCCATCTGTTCGCCTGTCATTTTTGGTATCTTTTCGCCTTCTCCGCTAATTTCGCTATCTGAACTGAATAAAGTACCACGTCCGCCATTAGCGAAAGCAGCACCCTGCATTAAGTTGTTTTGCCTGTTAAGGTTTATATCAATAGCCGCAATTTCATCAACACCTAAGCCCTTTAAACTGCCTATGTTCGGATTCCAATGCTTTAAATGCAGAATATGTGATTTATCAATCTTTATCTGCGTTCCGTTCCATGCTGTAAACTGATAATAAGCAATATTATCGTAATTATCGGTAGATTGGATTGGCTCAACTCTTGACCGACTTAACGAATGTATAGCGATAGGCTTTTTATTTCGGCTTAATTCATCCCCTAAAGGTTCAAAATACAAATAGCCATCACCGAAAGTATATTGATGCCAAAAATCCTGCATCATTTCAATTCCCGATTGGTAGGTATTCGGATCGTCAAATAACTTATTTAACTCATGATTTTCAACCTCAACAAGATTTAAAGCCTTTACAGCCGCTCTTTGTTCGTTTGATATTGACTTGCTATAGAACTTCTGAAACTTTCGACCTGATGTATCAGATTTATTCTTACTGAACATGATAGGCGGTTCAGTAAGCTTATTAACCAGAATATTAGTAGCTGAATAAAATATCTTATTGTTGTACGCCTGACTTCCGGTTACTGATAAATTAAATTTCGCGCTGCCAAACACAAACGGCATGATTGGATAGTTAGGCAATGACTTGCTTAATTGTTCGGTTGACTTGCTTAACAGCGTTTGCCAGGCTTTCTTTAATTGCATGAAACAAATGTAAATATTTAGTTACATTAATGCAATATCGTAATTATCCAGCGAAAAAGTCATCATTGTTGTTTGTTTTACCAGAAATAACCCGATAAGCATAATACCTGATCGCATCTATGTAATGATTCCATAAGTCAACAGGCGTTCCCGACTTCTTATCATGCCAAACATAGTTATTCAGTTCTTTAGCCACTCCAGTTGATCTATTTGTTACGATTATCTTATAGCCTTGCATAGCCTTTATCCCAGCTGTTACGCTGCCTGGCCCTTTAATGCACTTCTTAATGTTTATCCCTTTTGCTTTTACTTCGCTTATTAAACGAGGTTCTGCACTATCGGCAATTACTTCTTTTTCAAATCCTGCATGCCTTAAATCAGCTTCGTAAATATCATCTGTCGACATTCCTGCCTTACCAAAACATTCATCAACATAAATACGTTTGTGCTTTTTGTTTACGGCAACTTTAACTAAGGTTGTCGGATCTACGCTAAATCCAAAATCCTGACCAAACCCGAAAGGCAATGAACTATCAAATTCGCCAAATTCCCAATCTTCAAATATTACACCTTCAGCATTATCTAACCATCCACCTAAAACAACATGTTTGTAGTAAAGTGCTGATTTAATTATCCTCCGATCTAATTTTTCACGATCGTCTTTTGGACATTGTTCGTAAATTTCATAAGCAATGCGCTTATCTTCAAAATCATTCCAAATATTATCCGCTATTAATTCACGTTCCATATCTAGGTAAGTTGAATGAATATAGAGCACGTTGCCTACTACGCCATTAAATCCAGACTCAACACCTCTATCCTCAAAAAATTCCTCATATATCCAATGTGTTTTAGTTGTCGGATTAAGTAATAATATCGAAAGGTTTCGAACGTCTTTTGCTCTTATTGACTTTTTAATCTTATCCCAATTATCGAAAGACGGCATTTCTTCCGCTTCCTCTAAAACGAAAACAGAAAAGTCCTTTAATGATTTAAGCGAAGCGGTTTGATTTCCGCTACTTGTTTTAATACCCTTGAAAACTACCTTTGATTTATTTTTAACACCCTCTATACGATCTTTAGTAACACTAAATGCCGAATGAGCGTTTAGCATTTCGATCTTTTCTGTAAACTCTGGGATAATGCTATCCTGAGCAGATGTAAGCGTATAACGAGTGTAAAGTATGCGGTGAACAAAGTCTTTAGCGGCAACACACGACCACGTACCTACACCAAAAGACTTTTGACTGTTACGACCTCCGGTAATTACAACCGTATCGACTTTATATAAAAGATTTTCAGTTACACCATCGTCTAAATAAGGCAAACAAGAAAGCCACTTAAAAAGTGGCTCATATTTTACAGAAAGCTTTAAACTATCCATTTGATCCTTTAGTAAACGTTATAGGTGTAGGTGACATTGTTCCGTCGCTTGATGAATGATCGATATTTAACTTAGCTTTGCCATATGCCCTATCTAAAAGCAATTCAGCAGCTTTAGTGTTGCCTGACTTAGCTTCTATCAACATGGCCTTTAATATCTCCTTAGCTTCATTATTTTCTTCATCCTGGCCGCCTAATACATCAGCTAATAACTTATCAATAGCTGGCAATTTCTTAGGTCTACCGTTTGCATTACCGGTTTCGCCTTTTTTAAATTGCTTTGATCCTGGAGCCTTTTCACCTTTCTTAAACGGCATAACTGTTTTATTACTGTTTCAACCCAAATATACGAATTATTTATACTTCTGTTGCATTTGCTAATTAAATCGGAAATGCATTAGTAATTTATCATTCCAATGCAAATTATATCTTCCTTTTAAAATTACATTATTTTCAACAGGATAAGTACATCCTTCTTCAAAAATCAAAGTACCATCCAAAGCATAAAAATTTCGAATGCATTTTATTTGCGCCTCCTTAAACTCTATTTTTATCATTTGGTTAAATATCTAATAACGATTGGATAATAATACTTCTAATTTCCTTTATTTCATTCAATGTTTTTGCAGATCCTACAAGCTTATATG